TAATATGCCAATACAAGAGCGTGATCGCATCTTACAAACAGAAAAAAAACAAGGTCATTTGTAGCATACAACTAATTAAGAGCATTAATAAAACCTAATTTTAACCCTATGATTTACTGCATTGATCCAACGGCTGACGAACCTATAATGCTTCTTAATAAGCACATCGGATATGATGACGCTGACGGAATGGGTGTTGATGGTGGGTTATTCCAGCAAGAGTTACTTCAACTTGATACAATGGGCAAGAAACGCATCCTTGTTTATATTAATAGTCCAGGCGGAGTAGTTACTGATGGCTATTCAATATATTCGGCTATTCTTAAATCTAAAACGCCAGTTGATACTTACGCACAAGGTGCTGCGGCTTCAATTGCTGGCGTAATTTTTCAGGCTGGTCGTAAACGTGTAATGACTGACTACGCTTGGTTGATGTATCACAATCCATTTGGAGGTGATAATAGCGATATGCTAAAAACAATGAAGGCTTCAATCATTACGATGGTTTCTCAACGTTGCGGAACAAATGAAAGCGAAGTCGCTTCAATGATGAACAGAACATCTTTTATATTAGCAGAGGAAGCATTAAGCATGAACCTTTGCGATAGTATCGAAGCGAGCGTCGGAGAGAATACAAAATACCTAAAGAAAATTAGTAACTCTGTTGAATTTTACAAAGAGTGCAATTTAGTTTTAAATAAAGTAATTAATCAAAAACAAATTATTATGACAAAAGTAACGAATCGGTTATCTCTGACTGATGCGGCTACTGAGGAAAGTATCGTTTTAGCAATAGACGAACTCGAAAACAGAGCGGCGAAAGCAGAAACGGACTTATCCGAAGTCTTAAACAAAGTAGCTAAAGACGATGAAGTTTTGGCTGCATTAAAAGCGGAATTAGACGCAGCAAACAAGGCGTATGAGGACTGCAAAAGCAAACTTGAAGCAGTAGCTGAAAATAGCTTAAAAGCAGAAGAAGATGCTAAAATTGACAAAGCCACGAACATGGTTGATGGCTATGCAAAAGCTGGCAGAATTAAGAATGAAGAAGAAGTAAAAGCGGTTTGGATTAACCTTGCTAAAAACGACTTTGATTCAGCTAAAAATATGCTTGAAGCATTACCATTAAACAAAGAAGCGGTAAAGGTTGATGCAGTTGTAAACAAAGTAACAACGGCTAATGATCTACCAACTTCTGCAATGGGTCTTGCAATCAAAAATAAACTTCGTAGAGAAGGAAGAATTTAATATAAAAAACAATTTAAAAACACAAAATTATGGCATTAACTATTTCGGATACCTCCTATGCGGGAACATTTGCTTCCTACTTTTGGCTTCCAGCAACATTCGGTATGGACACTATCGCTAAAGGCGGTGTATATGTTCAAGACGGAATTAAAAAGCAACACACCATTGGTCGTGTAGACTTTGCAAACCCATTACAAACAAGAGCAGCAACTCCAACTACTTCTGGTACTTTTACCGTTGATGGTCGTGTACTTGCTCCAAAAGACTTAATGGTCTATACTGAGTTCAACCCAAGAGATTACGAGCAACATTGGTTGGCCGAAGAACTTTCTCCAACACTTCTTGCTCGTGAACTTCCAGTAACTGCTGAAAACTACATGATGCAAATTGGCCTTCGTCGTGCTTTTGAGCAAATCGAGAACGGTCTTTGGATGGGTTCAACAACTTATACTGCAACGCCTGGTACTTCTGGAAACGGACAAATCTGTTTCTTTGACGGTTTCCTAAAAAAGATGGTTGCGGATAGTGCGGTATTAAAAGTTGCTTCACCACTTCCATTAAGTGCTGCTGCTTCTTCTGGGTCAGTTTACAACATTGCTTCTGCGATGGATGCTCTGATTCAACTTGCTGCTTCTAACAAGAAAGCGCTATTAAGCCGCCCAACTCGTTACCAAAGACTAAAGTTCTTTATGTCAATTGATTCTGAAAACATTTATCAGACATACATTACTACTTCTTTAATTTACAAAGGTGTTAACACAACTGATCGTGGTATCAACCTTTACAAAGGCTATGAAATCATTGCTCTTGCTGGACTTCCAGTAAATACTATTCTATTCTGCGAAGGTCTTGACGATGTATCTTCAAACCTTTATGTTGGAATGAATAGCACCGAAGATAACAACCTTCAATTGATGAGATTGCAGAACAATTCAGAGAAATTCTTCCTAAAGGGATTGATGAAATTTGATGTTCAGTACGGCTTTTCTGAAGAAGTTTTCTTGTTCACAACATTGACTTCTGGTACATTTACTGCATAGTTTATAATATTGGAGAGGGGTTAAAATCCCTTTCCTTTTTATAATTTACGAAATGGACTATAACGCTATTTTTGAGGCACTTCCACACGTTGAAGTGCTTTATATTACAGACGATGGTCACTTTCATCTTGAAAACGTATCTGGCTGCAAGAAGGTAGTTACTCGTAACGAGATAAGTGAGCCAAGTATTGACACACCAAAAAAAAATAAGAAATAATGAGAGGTGATATAACTTTTATCAAAGGACAAGGAGCGTCTAAAAGAGTTGCTGCTGGAGAAGATTACATCTCTGGTTTAGTTCTTTATTCTGCAACCCTACCTTCTGGTTTTACAACAACGGCTAATATAAAGCAAATTTTTTCTGTCGTACAGGCAGAAAGTCTTGGTATCTTAGCTGATTATTCAGATGAAACAAAAGCGACTGCAAGTTTACTTGTAACTGCTGCTGGTGCTACTGGAGATACTATTGCACTGACGGTTACAGAACCTTTTAACTCTGTCGTTACACTTGCAGCATACACAAAAGTAGCTGGTGACACAACGGTAAATATTCTTGCAACTAACATTGCTGCGGCTATTAATGCAAATACCAAAACAACTGGTTATACTGCGGTTGCTACTACGGCAACGGTCACTATTACCGCAAAGGCTGGTCTTGGTATTTTCTTAAATACTGGAACACCTTTAGTTAAGACTATTGTTGGTACAATTGCTGGCACAATTACTCAATTTACTGGTGGTGTTGCTTCTGAAAGGGCAGTCTCTCATTATCATGTTGCGGAATTTTTCAGAGGAAATCCATCTGGCCAACTTTGGGTTGGATATTTCCCAGTTCCATCCACCTATACATTTTCTGAAATTACCTTACTTCAGACTGCTGCAAATGGCAAGATTCGCCAAGTAGGTATTTATAAAAATGCGGTTTACGCTTCTGGTGATTTAACTGCTATTAATACTACCATTGTTACTTACAATGATGCTAATCATAAACCTTTGTCAGCACTTTACGCTGGTAATCTTGTTGCTACAACTGACATCACCACTATTGCTGATGTATCGTTGTTAACTGCAAATAAAGTATCTTCTATAATTGGTCAAGATGGTGCTGCACTTGGTGCTTACTTATTTAAAACTACTGGCAAATCAATTACTCATTTAGGTATTGCTTTAGGTATTTTATCTGCATCTGCGGTTAGTGAAGATTTTGGAGAGCCTGCAAAATTCAACCTTTCAGATGGTACTGAGGATGATGTTCCAGCATTTGCAAATGGTCAATTATTAAGTGATCCATTATTAAGTCAATCAGCACTTGATGCTATTGATGCTAAACGCCATATCTTTGGTCAGACATACGTTGGATATGCTGGTACATACTTTAATGACAACCATTGTGCTATCACTTCTGCTTCTGACTATGCTTATATCAACGACAATCGTGTTATTGACAAGGCAATCAGAGGTGTATATACCGCTCTTATTCCTTATTTAAAAAGTAAATTGTTGAAGAATGCTGATGGTACATTAGCTTACACAACGGTTAAATTTTTAGAAGGACAAGCAATTGAGCCACTATATCAAATGTCAAGAGATCAAGATTTAGGCGAGGTTGTTAGCACAGATGTATATATTGATCCTTCTCAAAATGTCACTACAACTTCCGAGTTAGTGATCAACATTTTGCTAAACGAGAATGGTATCGCAAGAAATATTAAAGTGCCAATTTCATTTAAATAAACATTATGACACCATTAATTAACGGTATAGCATATAGCTGGAGTACGATTGAATTTGTACTTTTCGGCGTTCCAGTTTCTGGTATTGTATCAATTGAATACAAGACCAAGCAAATTAAAACGAATAACTACGGAAGTGGGCAAGAGCCAGTTTCTCGTGGTTATGGTAAAAAAGAGTATGAAGGCTCTATTGAAATTTATCTTGATGAGTGGAAGAAAATCATTAACGCTGCACCAAGTCGTGATCCTTTGGCTATCGGTTGGTTTCCTGTATCTATTATTTACGGAAATAGCGTTGCTGATATTACTACTGACATTCTTAGAGGAGTTGAATTTTTAGAAGACCCTTTTAATGCTAAAGAAGGCGATACAAAGTTAACGGTTAAAATACCTTTAATTATTGCAGCAATTTCTCGATAACAATTAAAATCAAACAACATGAG